GGCGACCTCTGGCAGGCCGCTCATGAACTGGGAATATGAAACCGAAGTGTCGACGCCCGCCTGACTGAGCGCCACCAGATCATTTGCAATCGGGACAGTGCCAGAGACCAGGCCGCCGACCTGATACAAAGCTGCCATCGCCGATAGGGTACCGTTAGTAAGAACGAGATTGCTGCCGACATATAGCGGCTCCGGCGCACCCGTGCCTGCACTGCATCGGCCCAGCACCACGCCGCTCTCCAGCGCGATTTGTGGCTGAACACCGGCCAATATCTGGGCGCGCGTCATCTTCAATACTGTGCCAGACTGACTTACAATATACTCGTCGGTGTCGGCAGCAGCGGTCGCCGGTGCCAGTTGGTCAATCGTCGGCACTCTATTATACTCCGTTTCGAGAATTGCTTCGGCGCTCTTTATCTAGACGCCGGAATGCTTGGTACGGGAATTGATTCAAGCCAGAATGGGATTTCCGTTTTGATCCGTCAGCACGGCGCCTGCACTGACATCTATAGCATCCGCTGGAACCGGAACCACTGATAGCTCAAGCACTGGCAGCAAGATGCTGCGTTGCAATGTCCGTCCGTTTGTTGTGGTGATGAGAATGGTGATCGAATAAATGGTGCCGGCCTGTCCCCCTGATAGCCACAGCACCGCATAAGTCCCATCAGCCTGCGCTTGATTCAACGTCAGGTCGCCTGGATTGTCAGGTGCTATGAAAACATCTAGCGTCGAGATCGAGTCGCCTTCATTGCCGATCAAGGCTGGCGCTATATTGAACCGATAATCGAGTACATCGCTTGGGTCCTTCGTCGGCCAATTGAGCGGCGGCGGAGCAGCCGCCGTGGATCCCCGTGGAACGGGAATGAAAGCATCCAGAACGACGGTACGAGCCGTGCTGGGTTTTTGGATGTGCGTAGCAGGAGTACCCATGTTATCCTAGACGAAAATTCGAGGTCCTTGTGCCCCGCCGCCCAATTCACCATGGAACCTGGAGCGGCACTTCGGACGGACAATCCGACGATCGCGAGGAGTTGATTCAATCATTATGCCGTTATTCGTGCGGAATTTCCGGATTGTTTGATCGCTTCCACCTGGGCAATGAGTGCAATAAGTTGCTTATGAATATTATCAATCATCATTGGGGGCGGCTCAGATTGCCGAGGAGGTGGTGGTAGAAACTCCTTGCCGTCGTATATCCAACCCTCGGCAATATCGCTGTTCGCGGACGACGCATCCACCCAAACCAATGCCGGATGAAACATCGACGAAATGTCGCTGTTGTGTAGGAATATTTCGGCGACACGCCCATCCTGGATGCGAGTGAATTTTCGCATATTACCACCTCACCACCACTAATCCTGAAGCCCCGGCCGCGCCGGCATAGGGGGTCGTGCCGCTGGCACCTGTGCCCGCCCCGGCCGCGCCGCCCCCTGGGAAAATTCCCGCAACGCCGGTCGTTCCGCTGTTCTGGCTGCCGCCCATGGGCGCGGCGCCACCCATTCCTCCCATGTTCAGAGCCGCCGTCTGACCCGCCGAACCGAGAAGATTCACATCTCCGCCAACGCCAATGCCCGCCGGTGTTGCGCCAAGCTGAGGGCTTAGAATGGTCGCAGAATAGTTGAGGCTGCCACCCGTCGCACTGACGTAGGAGCCGAAGCTCGATGTGCCCCCGGCAGTGGCCGCGCCGCCCTGTACGGTTCCACCGCTACCGCCGGTCCCCACGACGACGGCGATGGTTTGACCCGGCGTCAGTCCTGTGATGCGTTTGCGGGCGTAGCCACCCCCAGATCCTCCGCCGGAACCACCGTAGGTTGGCACGCCGGTGATCGACGCAAAGCTCCCTGCGCCACCGCCCCAAACCTCCACTTCAACTTGGTTCACACCTGCGGGCACCATAAATGTGCCCGATTGTGCAAAGCATTCGACGCCCGACCCGAACCCGGGACGCAACATCGGTAGTTTCCACGAGATGAACGGTGCTGTAGGGAGGGTCGCAATATTGGCAGCATATATTGCGGACTGCCCATAGGTGACTGTGATGGCGTACAGTCCTATCCATCCGTTGTCTACTGGTGGCGTAAGTTGGACGCCTGTTGTGGCTGGCGTTCCGGCCTTCATCTGTAGCTGGACACTTTGCGTACGAAGGGTATTCTGGGCCGTACCGGAATTTGCCGGCCCGCTGTAAGGTTGAGACGGAGAAGCAGCATTGTAGTACGGTAACACGATAGGTTTGATGTCGCTTTCCTGAAAGGCTGCTTCGATGAGATAGTTCGCCGACTGGCCGGACACTGTTGGAGCAGCTAAGGTAAAATTAGTCGGCCCAATATTTATTCCTATTTTAAGCAGAGGATCGGTTGTGTCCGCAGGCAGAGAGCCATAGGGAAGCGCATCTATCACAGACAGCTGGGAAATCGTGCCCGGCCCAACCGTAACCGTCATCGAAGGCGGAAGAGTTGGCGTGCAGGCTAATCCGTCCACAACGGGAGAAATACCCAACACAGCCTGAGCCAGATAGCCCAAGGCAGTCATTGCATTTCTATTTACGGACAACAGGTCGGTATCAAGGGGAATACTCCCGGGGTAGACTATATTCCGGTCCATTTTGTCCTCATATCGCCAGGGGAGCTTTAGCTGCTAATGTTTGTCCAGGCGATGACGCCGATTGGAAGAACGCCGGTAATTGCACTAAGAATGTCTCCGTCGGTGACTTGTGTCTGTATCATGCTCAAACTGCCGTACTCCAGCGCGCCTGCACCATAGCCGCCACCACCGCAACACCACCCGGTAACAAAAGCTATTCCCACGCCCACGGGCCTATAGGCCGTGACAAAAAACTGAAAGGGTAAATAGAGGTCGCCCCAACCGCCAGCATAACCGTAGGCCAGACCGGTCACCGTTTCACCCGTGCCTCCGTATCCACCGGTATCAAGGGTATTGGTCGGCTCAAATAAGGCTGGGGCGCGTCCGGTGAGGTCGGTTAATGCCGAGACGACAGCTTCTCTTGTTCCCCGATCGCGTATCAACTCTTCTTGTATGCGCGAACGATAGGCATTATCCGTCTCGCCACTTCGTCGGCACAAGCTGGTGCCAAAATAGTCGGCCGCTATTAAGTCCAGCCACATGCCGGATGCGGTTGAAATACGAGTCTGGTCTTTGACCGTCTGCAACAGTGCATATACCCAGGTCCAGGCCCAAGCGACGCCACTAAGAACGGTATCAAGGACAGGCGTATCATCCGGGAACCATCGCAATGGCAGCACCTGTTTCATGCGCCAGAGCATATCTTGCTGATCGCCTATCATAACTACGACACAACGACCACACCGGCCATTGCAACGCCGGACGGCGCAATGGTGACATCCGACGCCTCGCTATTAAGAAGGACGTCCGTAACGTTCGCAATGTTTGACACCGCGCCATAGGCGATCTGGACGATTCTGCTGGCAGGCAACGAGGCACCAACTGGAAGCGCGTTAACGTAGCTTTGGATAGCCGTGACAATTTGCGGCGTCACAGTAGTAACGTCGGACCCATCGGAGGTGATCACCGACAGAGAGACATCGACCTGAGTTACCACTGGCGGAAAGACCGCAAACGTCGACCCCACCGGCCGGACTGCGTTGATTGCCTGCTGGACCGCCGATAAGAGACCGTTTGACGGATAGCCGGAACCATCGTCGACGACAACGATGAAGCTTCCTAATTGGAATTGGCCCGTTGGGTCTTGGTTCTCTTGTATCGCGTAACTGAGCCCCTGCTGCACGCTGCCGATCGCATATTCTATCGAAGCAAGTGTGGCGCGGGAGCGGCTTGCAAGGAAGTTCTGGAAGCGCAGCCTGAATGCGGCGTCCGTCTCAGCATCGACACCGTTGGCGAATCCTGCCGCGTTGGTCACGCTGTCTACGCCGGCCAGCGCAGCGGCCAACACCGTTACCGTATTGGCCAAAACGTTACCGCCAGATCCCGGAGCCTGGGCGACCACCGGAGCGTTCAGAGACGTTGTGCCGATACCGAGAACGTATCCGTTAAGCTGCTGATTCCAACCTGCCACACTTGGGTCCGAGGTTACCGCGAAGGTTTCACTGCCATCTATTGTCCTCACCAGCGTTCCCATCGGGACGAGAGCCGTTGCATTCGCATTGTAACGGGAAAATGTGACTGTTCCGGTCGCTGGACTGGCGGGCAAGCGCGTCAGCGAGAAGTCCGCCATCCAGCTATCGAGGTCTGCTCCGCTACTTGTTGCCGCACGGGTCATCTGCAGTACGAGCAAGATCAGCCATTGCAGCCAAAGCGCAACGGACGCGCTCGCCTCAAGCATGGCTCTCATCGTCGAGCCTACGGTTAGGTCAATAAGCTGGGATGCGGCAGCCTGTACTGTTGCCGCCATCCCCTGCACTAGCGTCGAAAACGTCTGTAGCGAGAGTTGCATAGGTTATGAACCTACGGAAAAGGTTACCACTTGTGTCTGGCCAGTGGTGGTATCGACATACGAGACCCGTACGTACACGTCGCCGGTCAATCCACCAGGATTAACGATAACGTTAATTGTAGGCTCTGGATCTCTGGCCACTGTCGATTCGTTAAAAATTTGGCTACGGATGACGGATTTGATACGAGTGGTATTGGCAGGTTGGCCGACAAAGGCTGCGAGACCAGCACCATAGGCGGGTTGCCAAATGTAGTCGAGTGGGTTGGTGAGCAATCGACGCAGGACGCGCTCCTGACCCATGGCTGACCCCGAAACGATAGCAATATCGCCGGTCGGTCCAAAGCCCAGATCGGAACCCCATTGGTGATCAATATCAACCAATAGATTAATCCGGCTGACTTGTCATGGTAGTGAGGTCGCCGCGCGAGTCCGTATGGACATGGACGTCATAGTGCTCGCGGAGCCTCGAGAGCGGTCCTTGGCTGTCGTACACGTCGCCGGTTACATATAAACTGCCCCCTATGCGTACGGTCCCGTCATTCAACAGCTTTAGATAGCTTCCTGAGCCGTGGACAAGCCATAGCTCCCCAGACGGGGCTGCCGGAGGGAGCTGTCGGCTCGAAAAGACGCGCCCGGCGATCACTCCGTGCTCAGCGTGCCCCTCTTGGGCCAGAACAAGTACCTGGTCACCGGGAGCCGGCGGACAAACCATTCCCCAGCCTGCTCCAACCCAAGGATAGAGAACTGGCATCCATCCGCTGAGAACTCCTTCCGGCTGAAATGCAACCCGAGCAGTACCCCTGGTCGGATCCACCGACGAAATAATGCCAAATCTCGGTTGAGCCTGTCCCTGAATAAGCGCGTTAGCTTGCGCTTTGAAGGCGTTTAATATACGTTCCATCGGTCAACTAGCCAAGTTAAGGGCAGAGGTTGTCCTGGGCGAGCTGTTGTTTGCCCGTACATGTTGTAAAAAGCCAGTCTTTACTCGGAACGTCCGGTGTATAGAGTCTATATAGTATGCCTGATCAAAGTCGGTGGCGGTTCCGTTTAGTAGAATCACATTGCCAGGAGCCAGAACAAGATCTCCTGGCATCGAAAATTCAATTGTTCTTTCGTGCCGGGTAATTTCTGCTAGACATTGCATTGCCAGCGCCAGCGCCTTATCTGGTGTTAAGTTTGGCCGAATTACAACGTATTGGGACGCGGGAAGAATACCGTCCGAGACGCTTCCTGTGACGGACGCTTTGACCTGGCTGGCAAATCCCGCTTGAAGCTGGGTGTTCCAGCTCTTGACGGTAATTTGTACATCATTTGCGAGTTTTAAATTACGTTCGAGCTTGAGTTCCGTGAGGTCCGTTGGCTCGATGATACAGGCAATCGTCGAGGGAGAAGCAATGGGCTGAAAGTAGAGGCTGCTGCCACTTACAAAGACATCAAAATTCTCTTGCCGAGCCAGGTAAACCAGCAGGTCCCATTCGGTAGTGTTCCTGGAAAAGCCATTGAGGGTGATACTTTCATGATCGCTCTCGTAGAAACGGCCCACCGGGGTGGAGGTTGTCGTAACAACCGGGACAAGACCATGGCGGCCTGCAAAAATTGTCGCAATCTCGCTTGCCGTTCGGTTCGCGAACGTTTCCTGAGATTGGGCTTCTATCAAGGCCGCTGTCAGGTCTCTGCCTTGGATGTGGACTTCTTTCCCGATGGGATCCAGAGATGCCGTGTCAACCATGCCCTGTATAAGGCTCGTATAACTCCCTCCACCGTCAACGCTTAGTCGGACATCAATTTCTATGCTGACTTCAGACGACCAAAAAGCTGCATCAGCCCGCTCATCGAGGCCCAGGGTAGTGAATACGCCAAACGTGTTCGCACCATAATGGTTATTCGCATTTATTTCTGCTTCGTATGCCCCTGCCAAAGCCTGCCCATTCATCATTACCTGGAGCCGAGGTGTTCGGTATACGTTTGACCGGTCATTGGGAGGCAATACCACCTCCCGCATCTGGATTTGGGTCAGGAATCAGAAGCCTAGAGACACCAGAGAGAAAAGGGTCATTAATGTGATTGATCTGGGCTATCCTTAGCCATTGCGTGGCATCATCTAAATGCTCTGCTGCTATTCGAAACAAATTGCC